ATTACGCGCTGTGACTAGCCGCCCTGGAGGCGGCCCGAGCCCGGCGCCGTTCATCCCGCCCGCGCGCCCTGGCGGCGCGCTTCGACCCTGGAGGTCTTCGTGGGCGTCACCGGACCCATCCCGAAGCGAAGTGAAGAGCGCCGTCGGCGCAACAAGGGCGACGGCCCCGGGCTGGTGCAGGCCGCGCCCGGACCGCCGCCAGGCCTGCCGGCCCTGCCGGATCCCGATCCGCTGTGGCACCCGATCGCCGTGGACTGGTACCTGTCTCTGCGCGAGTCGGGCCAAGCGCAGTTCTACGAGCCGTCGGACTGGGCAATGGCCCGATACGCCGCGGAACTGATGTCGCGCGGCCTCTCGTCGGACCGCCCCCCGAACGGCCAGTACGTATCCGCCGTCGACAGCGTGATGGCACGCCTGCTCACCACCGAGGGCGACCGGCGTCGGGCGCGCATTGAGCTGGAGCGCAAGCCTTCCGGGGCGAAGCTGGCTTCGGTGAAGCCGCTGGATGCCTACCGTGACCTCGCGGGTGGCTGACGGGGGAGTCCCCGAGGTTGTCACGCCGTTCACGATCGGGCCGACGTGGAAGCGCGGGCCCGATGGGAAGTTCGTGCTGCCGGAGTACACGCTCGGGTGGCACGCGCTGGCTTGGACGGCGACCTACCTGCAGCACCACGCGGGCAAGCCGTGGCGCTACACGCCCGAGCAGGCCCGGCTGACCCTGTGGTGGTACGCCATGGATCCGGTGACGAACCGGTTCCTGTGGCGTGACGGCGTGATCCAGCGACTGAAGGGCTGGGGCAAGGACCCGCTGATCGCCACCTTTTCGGCGTTCGAGTTCGTGGGCCCGTGCCGGTTCGCCGAGGTTGCGGACGAGGGCAACGAGTGGGGCGTCCCGCCCGGACAGCCTCTCGGGCAGCAGCATCCGGCGGCGTGGGTGCAGATCGCCGCGGTGTCGCAGGACCAGACCCGGAACACGATGACCCTCTTCCCGTCGATCCTGACGAAGCGGGCGATCGAGGAGTTCCGCATCGACCTCGGCAAGGAGATCATCTACGCCGACAAGGGGCGGGCCCGGATCGAGGCCGTGACGAGTTCGCCCAGGGCGCTCGAGGGCGGCCGGCCTACGAATACGAACCTCGGCGAGACCCACCACTGGGTCGAGTCGAACGGCGGCCACGAGATGGCCGCGGTCATCGAGCGCAACGCCACGAAGTCGGCTGACGGCGACTCGAGGACGCTGGCGAACACGAACGCCTACGAGCCCGGCGAGGACTCGGTGGCGGAACGCACCCGGGAGGCTTTCGAGTCTGCGGAGGCGGGCCGCGCGGCCGACGTCGGCTTGTTCTACGACAGCCTGGAGGCTCCCGCTGAGGCGAAGCTGGTTGAGGAGTGGATCGAGCCGACGCTGCGTGCGGTCCGCGGGGATTCGACGTGGCTGGACATCGGCCGGTTGAAGGCGTCGATCCTCGACGTCCGTAACCCGCCCAGCCGTAGCCGCCGGTTCTGGTTCAACCAGATCACTGCCGCCGAGGATGCCTACCTGGCGCCCTACGAATGGGACGCCTGCCCGCACGAGGGCATCGACTTGGAGGCCGGCGACGAGCTGGTGCTGTTCTTCGACGGGTCCAAGTCGGACGACGCCACCGGTTTGGTCGGCTGCCGTCTGCGGGACGGGCACCTGGCGACGCTCGGGGTGTGGCAGCGGCCGGCGAACTGGCCGGACGGCGTACCGTGGCGGGTTCCGCGCGAGGAGGTCGACGGCTTGGTGGACCTGGTGTTTGCCACGTACAAGCCGCTCGCGTTCTTCGCCGACCCGGGGTCCGGGTTCGACGAGGCTGACGGGGAACGGTACTGGGACGGTTACATCGACGCGTGGGCGCAGCGTTACGGCCGCCGCCTGAAGCTGAAGGCGGTGGCGAGTGGCCACGGCCAGCACGCGGTGATGTGGGACATGCGTGACCGGCGCCGTCAGCAGACGTTCACGGAGGCTGTCGACCGGTTCTACCGGGATGTTCTGGAGCGCCAGTTGACGCATGACGGTCACAAGGTGCTCAGGCAGCACGTGGCGAACGCGCGGCGCCGCACGAACGCGTGGGGTTACACGATCGGCAAGGAGCATCGTGAGTCCGCCCGGAAGGTCGACTTGGCGGTGTGTGCGATTGGGGCGCGGATGCTGCGCCGCATGGTCATGAACTCTCCGGCCTGGGCGAAGCGGTCGACGGTCCGCGGCAAGGGAAGGGTGGTGGTCCTCCGGTGAGCATGACTATTCCCGAGCTGCCTCTGCTGACGCTGTCGGATGACGAGGTGCAGTTGCTGACGGCGTTGCGGTCGGATCTGCTGACTCAGCGGTTCAAGCTGGAGCTGCTGGACGCCTACTTCAACGGCGAGCAGATTGTTCGGGACCTGGGCATCAGCATTCCCCCGCAGCTCAAGGGCCTACATACGGTGATCGGCTGGCCGCGGATCGGGGTGGAGTCGCTGGAGCAGCGCCTCGACTTGGAGGCGTTCCGTTGGGCGGACGGGTCTGACGCGACCGCCTTGGAGGAGATCGCTGAGGCGAACGACTGGTTCGACGAGGCGTCGCTGGCACACCTCGACGCGCTGACCTACGGCCGCGAGTACGTGGTGGCCGGCTCGGGCGAGGGCGACGACCCGCCGCTCATCACGTTCGAGTCGCCGCTGGATATGACCCTGTTCTGGGATGCCCGGCTACGGATGGTCCGGTCGGCGCTGCGGGAGTGTCAGGGTGACCGGCTGGATTACGGGCTGGCTCCGGAGGATCGGCTGGCGACGCTGTATCTGCCGGATCAGACGGTGTTCGCGGTGGAGGTCGACGGGGGCTGGGAGGTCATCGACCGGGACATACACAATCTGGGGATGCCGCCGGTGCTGAGGATGGCGAACCGGCAGCGCACCGCGGACCGGATCGGCCGCTCGGAGATCACGCCCGAGGTCATGTCGATCACGGATGCGGCCTGCCGCCGGCTGATGGGTATCGAGGTGCAGGCGGAGTTCTTCGGCGCCCCGCAGCGCTACATCCTCGGCGCGTCGGAGTCGGCGTTTCAGGACGCGGAGGGCAATGCCAAGTCGGCCTGGGAGACGTACATCGGCCGAGTGTTGGCGCTGGAGCGGGACGAGGACGGAAACGTGCCGACGGTGGGTGCGTTCGCCGCGCACGACCCGTCTGGCATGACGAAGATCATCGATTTGTATGCGCGGATCATGTCGTCGCAGCTGTCGGTGCCCCCGCACATGCTCGGATACACCAGCGACAACCCGGCGAGCGCGGACGCGATCCGTTCGGCCGAGGGCGCCCTGGTGAAGAAGGCGGAGCGGCGCATCCGCCGGTTCTCGGCGACGCATCGGGATGCCATGCGGCTCGCGCTGTGGTTCCGTGACGGTGAGCCGCCGCCGAAGGAGCAGCGCATCGAGTGCGTGTGGCGCAACCCGGCCACGCCGACGATTGCCGCGCAGACGGATGCCGCGGTGAAGATGGTGCAGGCGGGCATCCTGCCGGCCGACGGCGACGTCGTCCTGGAGATGGCGGGCCTGTCGGAGGACCAGCGGCGCCGTGTGGCCTCGGAGCGGCGCCGTAGCGTCGCCTCGGCGGCCGGCGGCCAGCTGATGGACCGACTGGCCGCGCTGAGCGAGACGCAAGCGCTGCCCGCTTCGGCGGAGGTGGCCGGTGGCGGCGACGGTCTCGGATAGCGGCGGCAGCGCCGACCGCTACCGCGCTGCCCAGCTCGGCCTCACGCGGCTTCTGGTTCGGGACGTGCGGGGCCTGAGGCGGCTGATTCTGCCGTCGCGGCTGCGCGAGTCGGTGCCGGACTGGCTCGCGGCCATGAATGCGGTGGTCGCCCAGTACTCGCGGACGTCTGCAGCGCTGGCGGCCGACTTCTACGACGGGCAGCGGGAGGCCGCCGACGTGCCGGGTCCATTCACGGTGCCGGTCGCTGATCCGCCGCCCGATGAACAGACGGAGGCATCGCTGCGATGGGCGACGAAGGACTTGTGGCCGCGGGATCCGGATGATCCTGCGACGACGGATGCGCAGCGCCAGCCGATGTTCGTTCGCCTGGATGCGGCTGAGGTGAAGGCCGAGCAGGTGGCACAGAAGCTGGTCGCCGATACGGGCCGCGGCACTGTCCAGGGGGCGGTGCGGCAGGACCGGCAGGCGACCGCGTGGGCGCGTTCCGCCGCGCGGGGTGCGTGTGCGTTCTGCAAGCTCCTGGCCTCCCGTGGGGCCGTCTTCAAGCGGGACACCGCGGATTTCCGGGCTCACGACGGCTGCCACTGCGGCGTGATCCCGGTGTTCAAAGGGCAGCGGTTCGAGCTGTCCGACCACGCGAAGGAGTGGGAGCGCATCTAC